CAACTATCACGCGGCGGTGGCTTCGGCTTCTCCGGCGCGATCTCACGCCATGCCAGTGACATATACCTCATTGCGTCGGCGGAATGTGAAGACCAATCATGTTTCGGACGATCCGAAAACACCTTGTCCCGTTCATCGAACTCCGCGTGATAAGCGCGCAGCGCCTCAAGCCCTTCGTGACAATTCCCGGCGTCAAACCACGTCCGCGCGATCGTCACCCGCGCCGCGTTGATGCCGTCCATCAACGACAGCTTACGAACGATCCACGGATGGCGACCGCTCAAAGCTTTCATTGTCTCGAAGATACTGCGTCCGGTGCCTAGTTCACGCGCCATCGCATCGTGCGGCAGATAATCCCGACCGTATTGATACGGCTTCGCCTTAAGCACATCGACGTAGTGGCCGAGCGCGAAGCCAGACGCCTCGTAATGGTCGATAACGTGTAACTCGGAGCCGACGATCTGAAAGAACCAGATGGCGGTGCTGTCGCCGATGCCGATATCCCACGCCGTATGTACGGGGATCGCCGGATCATAGGGCACGTTGGTGATGCGGCCCGCCGTTTCCGCGTCGGTCAATTCACGGCCGAAGTATGACCCCAGAATGGCGGCATCGAACGAACATTGGAATTCCTGTGCATACTGCTCCGGGGTCAGCATCCCCACCATGTCGTTAAGTTCTGACTGTGGCAGGATACCGGTCTCACTCGCACGTAACACCAAAGAGAACCATTCCGGATCGGATGTGGCATTCTGGTGAACGCGCCAGAAGTCGTTACGTCCGCGCGGTGTTCCGATGAACACCGCCCAACCGTGTCGATCAGCGAGCGCCGGTCGGATTACCTCGGGCCACGCGCGCGGCGCCATGTCTGCGTATTCATCGAGCACACAGCCATCGAGGAAGATGCCGCGCAGGCGGTTGTAGTTGTCCGAGCCGTAGAGCCGCACGCGGGCACCATTGGCGAAAATCACCATGAGGTCGCTCTCGCGTTGCTCGACGCCCGGAATGGCGGCGGTGAACCGTTTCAGATACAGCCAAACGCTATCTTTGGACTGCGCGTAGGTTGGCGAGATGTAGGCGAACCGCGCGTCGGGGTTGGTGGAGCGCAGGGCCGCGTCAATCAGATCCATGATGCATGAGACGGTCTTGCCGGCGCGGCGGTGCGCGACGATGCACGCCCAACGTTGCTTACGCGCGTGGAACGCCCTGAAGTGTGGCCGCGCCTCGTAACCGAGATGGAGTTTAGCTATTCTCACGGTCGCCACGATCGACGCCGGTGATGATCATGACCGGGCCGCCATCTGGACCGGTGTGCGCGGTAACGGCTAGATCAGGGATAGTCTTGCGAAGTATTCCGAGCGCTGCGCGCACCTGATCTCCAGACATCCGGATTGAATTTTCCTCGTCTAAAGCGAAAGAGTTCAGACGTTTACAGAGCTGGGTAGTCTGTATCGCGTCGCGCGCCCTTTGGTCGTTTTTCGGATTAAGTCGCGCCGCCATGGTATCATCTCATTCCTGACACTACGCTATGGTAGCCCGCTACCACACTGACTCCATACCGTGTCAATACCATTCGCGGCAAAAATGGTTGTCCATCAATCTGTTACCGAGTAATAATGCGGGCGTCCCCGCCGCTGATGACGGCTGAGAGGGACGCCCTGACCTTTGATCCTGACGAGAGGACCAAAAGCTAATGCCATGGAAAGACCCAAACGCGCGCCGTGCCAAGCGTGCGGTCCGCCGCACCGAAATACGTGCCAATGAACGGGCCTGGTATCAACAAAATCGTGAAAAAGTTCTAACAAAACGCCGCGCCAAACGCGCCCTGGATAGCGCGCTGAGACCCGCGAAGCCCGCGCCTGACCTTGAGAAGAGCCGAGCCATCTTGCTGATGAAAGGCCGGGAAAAAGGCCAGAGACGACGCAAGAACCCCGTATATCAGGGGAAGGCCAACGTACGATCGAAGACGTGGCGAGAGGCCAATCCTGACAAGACCCGCACCAATAACAAGGCTGCCAAAAGGCGGGCTTTCGCCGAGAAAGAACTTTTAGCGGGCCGTCCCCGCCCGCTCGTCTGTGACATTTGCGGTAGGTCAGACCGCGTTATTCATTTTGATCACGATCACGGACGCGGCCACTTTCGGGGATGGATATGCGGCCAGGATAACATGGCGCTTGGATTGGTCCGCGACGATGTCGCCGTGCTCCGTAAGATGATCGCCTACCTTGAGCGCCATAAGGATAACGCCTCCGCGCAATTCGCGTTGCCGGGAATATAACCATTCATTCAAGGCGAAATCAATGGCTTACACGCCGCGATACCTCAGCGAGGCTATTGGGTAAGTTGGCGGTGTTAATCGTGGTTTTTGGATGGATTCTGGTCTGAGCGCCCGCATTTTTGGTCAGATCGGGCCATTAACGCGGCAAAATGTGTATTGGCCGCGCGTTCAAACGAACGTTTGCGGACGACCTCGAGGTTTGTACGAGCGCCTCGCCAAGGGCCGGAAAATAAATCGCACCTGTCCGCATTTTGTCGTTGACTGTCCGCATATCGCGCTGGTAAGGTGGCTCCACCACCAAAGGAGACACGCAGATGACCAAAGCCCGCTGCCCCAACTGCAAAGAATTCCCCTACCGCTGGACCCGTCGCTACTCCGACACGGCTCAATGGGGGTTGTCCTGTAGCAACTGCGCCCACTTCCGCATCCCTATCCGCCGCGCATCGCCCAAGCGGGATGCGCGCGACGCCAGGATAGCCGCCCTGATCGCAGAACTCGCCGCCTGACCCTCGGGCGGGGCACGAGGCCCCGCCCCCACCTTCATTTCAGCGGGAGACCTGACATGGACGACGATACCAAGGCCTTCCTGGTGGCCATGGAAGCCCGGTTGATGGCACGGATGAACAATCAGCATGAGCGCCTGATCAACGTGGTTACCGCGTTACAAAATGACTTCTCCAACACAAAAGGGTTCCTGATCGGGGATGCGCTGGTGATGGGTCGACGAATGCGCTCGGTGGAAGATCGGCTGGACGATCTGGAGAGAGGCAGTGGGCCGTGACCCCCGCCGAGGATAGCGCATGGAACGAGCCGGAGATCGCGATCAACGGGGTCCGGCTGACGACGGCGCAGGCGATGACGATCCGGGTTGCCTTGGGCAGTTTCGCGCTGAGCCTGCGATCCGATGGTCTGGGAGACGACGAACACGGTCGGGCCATGACCGCCGCGTATCTCTACGCGGTCGGCGAGATTCACCGACGCATGGGAATCGAGAAGGGCGGACCATGACCCCGAAGGAATTCGAAGAGGCCCTGCGGGTATTAGGCTGGTCGCACAGGCACCTTGCGCGGCGTCTTCGGTGTGACAGTGGCCTACCCACCCGCTGGGCGCGTGGAACGGCTCCAGTGCCCCTCCCGCTGGCACGGTGGCTGGTGTCTGCCTGGGACTGGCACGAGCTGCACCCGGCGCCGGACGACTGGCGGGTCTGGCGGGCGGGGGAGATGCGGCGTTAGTCTCCGTTCGCGGTATCACCCGCGACTATCACCACGATCCACTCCGACCGCCGCCGCCCTTCCCCCTACAGGCGGCGGTTTTTTTGTGGCTGTTGCCCGGTCGGTCATGTCGCTGTTTCACGCCGTTCCGCCTCGACGGCTGCCCGTAGTCGCGTGGTCCGCTCGCTGGGGGCGATCGCCTCGCACCATCGCACCAGGGCGAGTTCATCGTCGAAGTCGTTCAGGACGATAGGAGGCCGGCGCTGGACGAGTTCGAGGCAGAGGGCGGTGCGGCACTGTTCGGCCAGGGCCTGGTCATCCTGGCCGACCTTGAACCGGTCGATGCGGATCTCGCCATCATCGCCCCTGCCGCAACAAACGAAGTACCAGTGGCGTCCATCCTTGCCGGGTTGGGTTCCCCAGAGGACGGGTCCGATCGCGAGCATTGGGGGCTGGTCCGCGCCCGCGAGGGCGTTGTCGGCGAAGGCGATGATGGCGTCGTGGATGGTGGCCATGCGGATCTCCCTTTCCGATACCGCGCCTAGCCGGACAGAATTGAATTTTGTCCGATTGCTATTTTGTCCGATAAGCGCCGGCCATCCGTTGGAATGGTCCGGACAAAATAGGGGGGGGTTCGGACATAATACGTAGTATT